AGCAGAAGATCCAGCATTTGCAAAATTACCAACTCTTTCGGGGGTATGTAATCCCGATAATTCAAAACGATTCTCTACTGTATCAAAATTCATTAGAGGACTTGTTGCCCCAGAATAAGTTATATCTAATAAATGACCTTGAAAATCATATCCAGGATAATATTGTTTATTTGAATATCCATTATTCAACATGATTGCCGCATTTCCGTAAGCATTGAAATGATAATCATATCCTATTTTTGTATTGTTCAAGATATTTCGGTCAGCCCCATCAACATTATAATAAAAAGCATCTGGAATCCCACCAATAGGAGCAGTCACAAAAGCAATAGTATTTCCAACCTTTTTAGCAAATCCAAATGCTAATGTTTCATTTGTATCCCCGTTATAATTTTCAGGTGATAAATGAGAAGAATTATTATTAAAATGAATGAATATTGGATGTGAAGATTTATCACCCATTTCAGATGCAACTAGATAACTCGTATTATACATATCGTTCCCCAAAGGAGCAAGGCTTACACCCTGAGTATAAGATCCACCCATATGAAGAAAACGAGCCTCTTCTAAAAATGAACCATTTAAAGAAGCAGAAGTAGTATTATGAGCCGCATATTTACTGAAATCTGTTCCTGTTCCATTTGTAATTAATTCGGGATACAAATCATGCTGAATAGCAAAGAGATCCCTTAATTTTTCTAATACTGCAAGAGACCAAGTAATATTTGTTATTATTTCTGTGTTCCCAGCCGCCTTACTCATTGAAGGAGTTATAAAATTACCATGATAACTAAATGTCGATCTCCCTTTTTCTACTAATTTTGGTCGTTTGAATCCAATGTAGCCATATGAATTTAAATAATCAACTGAAGAAGCATTATAACCACCAGATCCTGTATCAGGAGGATCACCAATTGGAACACTACCATATACAGTCGCATTAAAAAATTCTTTATTTGTGGATCCATTGAATTTTGTGGTTCCAGAAGCAGGAAAGGTCTTGTAAAAAGATCCATTTACCATTAATGAAACTGGAAATTCTGGATCTCTTCTATTTTTCCTGAAACGATCCATTTCTATTGGAGTAGAGGTTGATACTAATTGATCCGTTATTTTTCCAGCAATATTGGAAGGACTATCATATCCAGCATCTACATGAATTGTTTTCTTTTCTCTATAAATATCATAAGGATGACAAGCAGGATCAGAATAACTCGCAGGATATCTTGTCCAAGTTTTAATATCGGCATCACTCCTTGAAGATCCATTCCAAATAATATCTTTCATTTTAAATAATGTAAATCTTTCATTATTATTTCTTATTCCTCTTGCAGTTACTCCTCCGTTCGTTCCAGAGGCATTTTTATATCCATGCTCCTTCACTTGCCAATCTGGACTATACACATGCGAAGCATTTTGTGTATAAGTATTCATTCCTAAAGGAGCTCCGTCGAGAGAAGTCCAATAAGAAGAATTCGTATCCCAACCGGCATATGAAGCTCCTATTGATAATGTTGAAGCATTCCCAAAATTACGAGGAAGTGTAATATATCCCTCACCATTTGTATTTTTGTAATATTCTATCACAAATGAAGCCTCATTATCTCTTAAAAATAATTCCTCGTCAATTGTTTCAGAAGTCTCATTACCATAAGAAGTAGGTGAATCCTCATATCCAACATAAGAATTATTTGTGGTCTGTGTGTATGATATTGTTTTTAGAGAATTTAATGGAGTTCCTTTGAATTCAATAACAGATCCTCCAGCCCCTCGTTCGGAAATATATGCCGAATTTATAGACACGGAATCCCCTATATTTAACTTTAATCCCGACGAAACTTTATTCGTAAAGATCGCAGGATTGCTGTCTCCAAGGGCTGACCCATTTACTTCTTCAGAAGTAAGACGATTACAATCCAATAAGATAGTTTCTTGATATGAAGTCATTTTCTATAATGAGTTCTATATTTTATTTAAGAATTATGGATTAATATTTAATTAAGCAAGTTGTGTCTGGACGTATCCATCAACGAGCGTTGTCAGTTTTGCAAGCTCAATCCAAGATCTTTGAGTATAAGCAGCCTCAGTGCTGAGACTTAAATATTTGTAATAAATCTCAAGACCTCTGGAATTTACCCGCTCATTGCGGTTTAGACGGAAACCAGCCCAACCAAAACGACCCAAAAGACCAGCTCCCGTTGTTGCCCCTGCCTTTGTTCCCTGATTCTGGACATAACCCATGAATTTCTTATTAGTCAGAGCAGTGCCTTCAGCAGAATATTCCTCACGAGTTACCATAGGGGGGACACCCTCAGCCTGAGCCGTATTATGAAAATGACGAGCAGAATTTACAACATCTACCGGGTAAAGAAACCGATCATTGTATTTGATATTGTAAGTCGTAGAACCATTCTCACCAGCAGTTGATCCACCAACATAATTTACTTCAGGAACCATTGCGTGATACTGATTTAAGATACATTTATCATCAGCACCATCCGATTGGAGGCCAGTAATTACTTTTGTAACAATACGATTAGCACCTCCTAGATTACGGATCTGAGTTGATCCCGCAGTCGTCGAGGAAACAGAAACCTTGGAATGACGATAATCAAAATGATTTATAGTAATAACACGATTCTGTTCAGCATAAGCATCCATCATTTCTTGTGGGTAGTAAATATAATCAGCGATGAATTTTACCTGAGTAGTGTCAATACTGTAATTCGCAGTAGCAACTCCAGAAGCAGAACAGGCACGACCTATTCCTAGTTTAGGTTCAAAAGTTAATTCAATTGATACCTGCTCTTTCATCATGTAAAGTGGAAGTTGTGTTTGCTTCAACATTGGGAACAGATCACTTAAAGCTATCTGAAATACAGGACTGTTTTTAATATTAGCCCAATCATTTACTTCAAGATCTCTATGAACCGATCCAAATGTATCATCATATTCCTTACCATTAGATAAACCATATCCCTCAGCCTGAGTATCATTTTCATAACCACCCGAAGTAGTCGCAGTATCGTCTGTTAGAAATTCGTGTGAAATACAACGACCAGACTGAACCTGCTCACGCTGTTTCTGATGTTCGTTTGAGATAAAAAGAGATTTGTAAGCAGTCAGGAAATTATAACCATCAATCTCTTGAAGAGTTTTTGTTCCGACTTTAAGAGCAGCACGTTGAATTAACGATGATACACCAACATTAGGAGGGAAAAAACGATCATTTGCGTCTGGATTTTCTAAAGCAAGTGTTATCTTAGAATGGGAATGTAGGATACCCTTATTTAAAAGGGTAAATCTGCAAAACGATTCACTGATAACGACCGGATCAGTCATTGAAGTTTCTACATCAGTTGCTGTTGTCGTATCCATCGGGGAAACTCGGAGCAAATCTGGGACATTAGGAGGAGCCGATTCTCTTTCAACCATAGTTTCATCATTAGTCGCCATTATTTATAATGATGAAAATAAAAAAAATAAAATTAAATAAAATATTTTTAAATTATGATTATTTACTGAAGGACTTGTAATCCTCCCGGACCGAAAACTAAAGTATTCTTCGCGTGACAGAAAAGGAAGAAAGACTGCGGTGAGTCAGTCGTCAAACCAAGAGCCATGTTTATTCCGAAATTAACTCGCGAGAAATCAACTCCATTATCAGAAATATTATCAAACGCAACTCCAACACCAAATCCAGAACCTCCATCAGCCCAGAATTTATCATAAGTTGAATCATTCGAAAGACGAGTATTCACCGAATTTAACTGAGTTCGTTTGATATCAGCGAATTTCTGAATAGCATCCATGTAATGAAAGATTAACTCAGGATCAATTGTTTTATTTGAAGCATCCGCCTGCTGAAGAGTATTAATATTGTAATCAATCGGGAATTTTTCACCATTACGAGTGAAGAATAGTTCCGTGATATCCGCACTTGAAGCATCAGAGTTGGTAGGATATAAAGTCGCAAGACCATCAAATGTCATATTATTAATATGCGACGAAGGAACAATATTCGCAAATACTCCCATTACCCGTGAAAGACCTAGTTGGAAATTTATAATACCATTCGCGGAATTTATTGTCTGATAATACGAAGAAATGGAATTGTATTCAAATGTTCCAGAAGGTTGGGATTTCATTTTTGTCATTACACTCGGCTCAGGCTCCATTAATTCAGCAACCAGAGAAACTTCCGAAAATTCATAATAACTATCAGTGATAGACGCAGAAGTCACCGAAGCCGAGTGGAACACCTGGGAGTCCGGTGCTAAATGAAGTTCTATCAAAATTCCACCAATAGATTCCTCCATAAGGGGGATCGGGTTTCGTCCATTTAGAAGTCCGCACGGTAAGGGCATACAGAAAGAATTAGCAGTTCCAGATCCAGAAGGAATATTAACTACAGACTCCGTTTGAGCCTTGAAATTAGGAAGAATTAAAGATGTTTCATACTGGTGAGTCATAGCATCCTCCTGAGAATTTGTTACAGGCAAGTAGGAAGCAAGAAAACGATTGTAATGGCGTATGCTCTCTATTGTCTGACCTGTCCGCTGAGATTTAATAGTTAAGGTATCAATCGTAGAATAAACTCCTAATTTATTTGACATCTGTAAAGGACTAGTCGCACTCGTCGAAAGCGAAGCAGAACTTAATCGTGCTAAAAACTTACCACATAATCTTACAGAGTTTCCTAGAAGAAGTCTGTCCTGTTCTCCTAAAATAAATTGGATTACTGGTTGTCCGTTCCGATAACTGATGGATCCATTTGCCGTAACATTTGAAGGCTGAATTTCTACATTGTAATTGGTGCTCATACTTTTATAAGAATAAACTTATAAAAAATTTAAAAAGGAAAATAAAATTTATTGGGTTATCTATCTTTAGACCATGACAACGATACCACCATTCTTGATTTCCATCCGACGAATATGAGAGCAGAAATTCATCCACAACTTATTCTTGACAGGAGCAGTCGCACCAGTGTAATTTACCTGCAAATTAAAGTCTTTACCTCTTGCGTCATAAACAGAATTGCGTCCAAGAGCGAGTGCCCTCCCGATAAAGAAATTGTCCTGGAATGCTAGGAACGAGAGTGGCTCTATATCAGACATAGCCAAACTTTTCTCGGCCTCAATCAGCCACTGCTGGGAAATAGATGTCCGAGACGAAATCTTAGAACAATCAACCTTGCGACTTGGATTAATCTTACCATCATAGATCAACTGATAATCTTGGATTTCATCCGCAATACCGACCAGTCCAGAACGACTTGATCTATTTACTTGATCACCCGATTCATTATTAACCAAATAGGTATTGGAGCACGATAAGGCTTGACGAGCAGAATAAACGGTTGCGTCAGTAGGGACACATATAATCGCAGTCGCACGACTTTCAATTAATGGAAGACGAATATTCGCAACTAGATCCCCCGCTGTTTGAGAATATCTGTAATTAGTAAAGGAACGATAATCATAATTGATAGTTCCACCTTCCTTCATCATACCGAGCATAGATTGTTCATAACCAGTCGGAACTTGAATCTGCTCTACTTGCATTTCAACGTCTGAAACAGTGAAAGTTGGGCTGTATCCAGAACCAGCATTCTCAGCGGTTTGATTGACTATGAAATAACCATTCGCCGGAATGATACTTTCACCCGTGTTGTTCGTGATAGACGTATGAGTAACCTTTATTTTAGATGTTCCGTATGCCGCACCCGAATAAAATTCTAACTGAGTAACCGTTCCAGATCCAGTCAGGGAAGTATTAGTTCGGGAAACAAAAGCAATTTGTTGCCCAACAACCAGTGGGCAAACAGGGAGAGAAGTCTGATTGTTATCTTCACTTAAGAAGAAAGAAGTGGCTGCTGCCCCATTTATCCAGGATCCGCTAGTTGCTCCCGTAGTGTCAGAACCATTTAACGAATGGAATACAGGATTGAGTCCTAGACGACGATTGTTGTTTGTGCTATCCAATTGACGGAAAACTCTCTGGCTGTCTTGTAGTAAAATTTCAATAAATAAACCATCCGTTAAAACTGTTGGAAATACAGCATCATTTGTGAATAGTCCCGTTTGAAGCTGTAATTCACCTTTGATAACCTTGAAATCACCCGAACTGGAAGCAGAAAGAGTTGCGTCGTCGGTCGAAAAAGACGCAGTCTGGGAAGTATTAGCCAGGATTTTATCAAAATAAGGATTGGAAAATACATTACCAGCAATCGTTTTGGAAGTCCCCTGATTACCCCGACAGGCAGAATCATAACCAGTCGCACCATCGGTTAGGACTCTCTTATTATGTAAATTCTGATTCGTTTCATAATCAAACTTTAAAGCAGTTAGAACATCATATCCTTCCAGTTCCTCAAGAAGGGCAGTTTTTCTCCCAGTGAATATTCTCACCGAGCGGATTAAACTGTGTAATCCAGTCTCCGCATCCAACTGAACACGCTGAACCATGCTATCAGCCGTAGCAGTAGGAAGAGCAATAGAAACATTGAACTTTAACTTGGACTGAGATAAATCAACAAATTTGGAAGTTGGAGGGATGAAAATATCAATTTTACCACCCGGTCTGTAATTTAGACCATTTTCTGAGGGAACCGAAACAGAAGTCTGACCGACCTTTACTTTATCACTTGAAACAAAAAAAGAAGACATTATTTTATAAATTTTCAAATAAAATAATTAAGTAAGAGTAAATTTAAAAAGTATCAGATAAATTAGAAGGAACCAGATCCAACTATCTGAGCCTTTACCGATATTGGAGCAGAAGCAACTAGTCCTAACGCAGAATAAGTTGGAGTAACTATTGTAGATTTCGGAACAGGAGGTTTTAGTGTTTTTGAATCATCACTTTTACGATCACTATCCTTCACAAGATCATCTATTCCATCAATTGCTCCACCAATTAGAGAACTTATTCCTCCTAATACTTCTAACGGAGGAAACGCAGTCCCCATTAAATCAAGAGTTGCTCCAGCCATTTGAAATGTATCACCAAATTTCTGAGCTGTATCGTCATTACCATAAAAACTTTTTCCTTTTCCAAGATTATCAAAACCCTTTACTAAATCAGTTACACCACCAAAATCACCTAATGCTTTCGCACCTATTTCAGATACAGTCGTTAAACCAGCCTCACCGACCTTCTCCCCTAATCCAGCAGCACTCAATCCTTTTTTTATAATAGTAGCCGCTCCCGATGAGGTTTCTATTTTTCCACCAGTCTCAGCTATTTTTGAGGCATCCGACGCAACTTGTTCCGCCACAGCAGGTTTCCCAGCCCATTGACCTATTAAAGATTCACCCTGAGACTCGACAGCAGGGGTGGGAGCAGGTAAAGGATCACCACTAACTAATCTTTTTACTGTTGTTCCTATTGTATTTAATCTAGATTCTTTGGAGGCTTGTAAATATCCTGTAAGACCTTTGGATCCAATTCCCTGAACCGCTTCAACTGTCCCTATTCCAGAGTTTAAAAGACCTTCACCCGCTTTACCACCAAATAGAGTTCCGGAAATATCTTCATTTATTTCATCTGTTCTTACTTTTCCTTTCTGATCTTCCAGGGTCTTTCCATAATGATCAAGAGCAATCTGATTTTGAGACAGAATTAAATCATTATGGTTCCTTGTCCGAGCATTGAACGCATCACCTTCCGATAACGCACTTGAATATCCTGAATATTGCGACATACTTTTATAAAGATATTTTTATTTTAATTTTAATCAGGAATTTTATTTTCAACAGATGAAGGTTCAAACATTAATTGATTCCCATTCGCTATTTGCTCCTCAAAATTTCTAAATGCACGAGCTGGATTGGATTGAAGATCTAAATATAAAAAATCATATTGATTCTCCGTTGCCTTGTGATATATCTGTTCAAATTTGGTCTTCCCACCAAACATCCCATTATATTCGAGACTTATCTTCTCGAGTTCAGACATGTTTTGTAAATTCATGCATATGAAGGCATTGCAATTATTCCTAATCGTCGGCCCCAGAGCTTTGAAACTTTGAACAGATATTGCTAATAAACCAACACCATAATGACGAGACCGCGTTACCAGTGAATTCAAATAAGATGATCTTTTTACTGATCCTAAAATATCGTCAAAAAGAAGACCAATAAATGGACGATCTTCATCTGAAAATTGTTTCTGTTGTGTAATTATTCCTCCTAAAATATGATCATCATAACCAACATAAGTATCACAAGCTTTCTTCAAAAAACGACCAGTTTCATCCTGATCAATGGTATTACTCATAATCGTTACATTATCATGAATGTCTTTATAAAAATCATCCCTTAAGAGAAGATTGCTCAGTAATACTGTCTTTCCGCTTTTTGTGGGAGCTACAAGAACCATAATACACGGGAGATCCGGTAAATTATCATGTAAGATCTTCTTAGGTGGAGGTTTTGGTAAAGCCTTCACTGGATAAATAATCGGAACCTTTGGTTGTTTTTTACTCATTATTTATAAGAGTTAGATTTAATTTTTAGAATTTAAATAAATTCATCTGTTTTGCGTGATATGTTTGTGTCTTTACACATTTATCTTTAAATTCGCACAATGGATAATTATCTAAGGCGACGGGGTGATAGCGATATTGATTTTTTATACATCTTTTTTTTATCTTATTTTTGCTCGGATCCCTCATAAATTTGTATCCATTTGAACAAAAAACAAATTTATTATCCTTTAAAATCTGTCCGAAATAATTAAGTATATCTTCATCTGTCCAATGTTGGATAACATCTTTTATAATAATTAAATCAAATCCCTTGGGAATATAATCTTCTCCAATAACTTTGTGATCAAATTTCACCTTTTTATATTTTTTTTTATTTTCATCAATGACACTTTCCACACAGTCGACTCCCAAATATTGTCTGTCCCCAAAATCAATATGCTGTGTAAATTCCCAATCACCACACCCAATATCGCAAATAGTTTTAATATCGTAATCTTGGAGAATATCTTGTATCATTTCAATGTATTTTTTGTTATTTCTTGACATTTTGGAACCCGTTCCACTTCCTCCTCCCCAGATTTTTTTATCATATATTTTAGTGAAAGATGCTTCTGCTCCGCTTACCATTTATAATAATTTATCATAAAAAAATTATGACATACAACTTTATAAGATTCATAAAATTCATTGAAAAAATTGCCTCCAAGGATCATTTTGAATTGTCTGAGGTTGAATCGCATTTTGAATTACACTAATCTTCTTCTGCTCCACAGCGTCTTCAGCTTGTTTTTTTTTTTTAATTTTCTTTTCTTTCTTGCGTTTTGTGTCATATGTTTCAACTGCCCTCAGAACCGCCGTATCAAGATCATCCCTAGTGAAATATCCATTCGGAACTTCATTTACTTTTTTGGGTTTTTGATTTTCATAATCTTCTTGGAGTTTCTTTTCCTTATAGTCTCTCGCTGTTTTGAAATCATCAACTATCTTTTTTTCCTCAGCCTTTTCCTTTTTTTTTAATAATCTTTCCTCAGCATCTTTTTCTTGATCTAGTAATTTCTTTTCTCTTGTTTCTTGGGCTCGGACTTTACGTTTCTCTGCCCCTATTGCTCTTATTTTTGCAAGATGATCTAATTGTTTCTGAGACATTGGTTTCTTCCGATTGTAAGCTCTTTTACCCGTTTTCTTTGGTTCTGGAATTTCTGATATTTGCTGGCTCGTCGCTGGAGGAGGAGAATTGAAAACTTCTTCTTCTTCAACTTTAATTATCTCCTCACCATGAGGGTGCGAAGGAGGATCGAGACTCGGTAATAATTCTTCCTGATCTTCTCCAGAATCATCTTCATTAGAATCATAATAAATTATATCACCAGTATCAGTTGAGATATTCTTTGAAGGATCTTCTTGCACGGCGGGTTCTTTTTTGGGCATTTCAATCGTCGGCAAACTCATTTATAAAAGAAACTTAGATTTAAAAGATAGATAATTAAACTTTATAAATATTATCATTACATTTTAGGAGAAAGTCTGAAATGAAATAGAATCTCAGTTGATCCCGTTAAATCTCTAACAAATGTTTCATTCTTTCTAACTATTTCTGTTGTGAAATCAGTAATTCTTAATTCATCAGTATTATTAAGATCAATATATAATCTATCTTGACTTTGGAAGTATAAAGCTCCAGATTCATTTCCAGCATTATCAAAACGAGGCAACATAAATAGAATCTTGGAAGGATTACCTGTTCCAGCATTAAAAGTTTGAAGGTCTAATCTAGGAGTTCTAATGAATGCCGAACTTTCAGAGGTTAAAAGTGGTCTATGAGGACTCGTAAATGAAGTTCCAAAAGCATTTGAAATACCCGATATTACTGGGAATACCGAAGAATCTGGAAAACCAAGGAGATCTCCAGAATTCGGTTGCCAATTCTGAATAGTCATTCCCTCCATATAAAGGTCACTCGGCCCTCCTATGATAAGACTTTCATATGAAGCCATAACATCTGTATCAATACCCCGATAAGTATGAATAGTTGATCCAAGCACTGTTGTTTCATATTGTCTGAAAACATCGCGAGCGTCTAGGGTTTCAGGCCATGACCTTGCCCCAACCCATTTCTTATGAAGAACTCCATCAGTAGTTGTCACGTCCCTTGTGCAATGAGTAGGCCAATCATTTCCATAATAATTATCCTTCATACTTGCGGAAGTTCTACATTTCCAAGTAATGAGTTGAACTTCATCGTTATCTTCCCATATATCAACTTGGGGATATAATTTCCAACCCGTCTGTGCTAATGGTTTCGGAATTTGACTCTTGAAAGAGGCAGAAGTTGTATTTGGTTTCACAATTACAGATCCATTTTGATCTGATATAGTTAATATTTCATTGGCCATGCTGAACTGAATCTGAGAAACGGCAGAACTTGCTAAAGGAGAACCCGTCGCAAAACAAGAATTAACACCATTGTTCGCGGTTAGTGCTCCGTTATTTTTCTCATAGTATTTTATTTCTTTCATAATTAGAGTATTTGTCCCAGCAGTATCGGGAATACAATGATAAACTTTAACTGTTCCCCCATCTGCCTCAACAGCATATTCATAGAAAGTTGAACCAGCCTTGCCTCTTCCCCCCCCAACGTAATCCATATTGTAATCATAATAAGTTTGTTCATGATCATCTAGATCTACTGATCTCGCTAACCCAACCGTCCAATCCGAAGCATTCGTTTGTGCGACCCCAAAAGAAGCACCACCATTATATAACGACAAGCATCCACCAGTTGATCCTTCTAATTTGAAAGTGATCGCAACCGGAGTATCAGTTCCAGCGATGGAACCATTTGCTGAATCATAAACTCCAGATCCACTCCCTAATGCTTTTTCAGACTTTGTCGGGGGGAGGATTGATCCTGCCACAGACTCAGGAGCAGCAAGTTGGAATTTGAAACTCTCGAATTTCCCAGTCGCAGAATATCCAGGAGTAATAAAAGAAGCAGATCCAGTCTGTCCTGTAGCAGTGTTAATTTCAGGATGGAGTGAATATGCAGAGGCCATCATAGATTGAAATGCCTCCGTAAAATCTTTAATTGGTAATGCTTTCTTGATTGTATTTTCTTGGGGAATAAACCAGTTCATGGAATCTTTTAAACGATACGCAGAAGTTAGTCTTTCACCAAACCAAAAATTAGATGACCTACCTTCACTATAATCAATATTACTTGAACGATTGATTTTAACACTCTCAACAGCAACTTGGGAAAAAGGAGGAATAACAAGTGGATTTGTTAGATTATTCGTGTATTGATAAGGTTTCTCAATCCCTAAGGCATTGGTCTTGTCCTCGCTTGAAGAAGATGTAATTAGCAAACTCATTATTTATAATTACAAGTAATAAAATTTTAATAAGCGGTTAAATTATAAATGTTTCGCACTTCTATTTCTCAGATTGATCGGACTGCTAAAAAAGGAAATAAAAATACTAAGAGGCAACAGACAAAAAAAGTCAGATTGATGAGTAGGCCACATAAGGAGAAGGACTTAACTCCTGATACCTCAAGGACTATTACTGACAATTCTTATCAGTATAGAGATAATCTTAAAGTTGAACCAACTCTTAAAAAGAATAAGAAAGTTAAAGAATCTGATGTTTTTGAATTTTCAAAAAAGAACGAGTCCAAACCTAAAAAATAAACTATATATTTATTTAATATGCTCAATCAAGGAATGAAATGGGCTGATCCTTATCCTTTAATGAATTCATTAGGAAGGTGTGATGAAATACCCAAGGTAGATTTAGAAGATCATTATAAAGGATATCCTACTGGAGTTCCAAAATATGAATCTTATTTTGATGAGGAATATTTCTATGGAGATAGTAATTTCCATAGAAACCCCTTTGAAGATGAAAATGATATCTTTGAAACTAAAGATATATCTAGAGATTATTCATTTGGTATCCTTGGCTTGAAGCGATCAGCATCAGATGAAGATATTAAACAGGCATTCAGGGATAAGGCTCGTGAAACTCATCCTGATAAGGGAGGAGATGCATCACAATTCAAAGAAATTAGAGAAGCATATGAAATTTTAATTCAATAATTCATATCTGCGGGAATATTAAATTCAATATTATCTTAATTCTAAGATAATTCATTTTA